ATTTGCAAAAAACTGCAACAAAATCAATAATTTAAGTCATTTTTGCCAATTTTTGGCTTTTTTGACGATTTTGGGGTCTGGAGAAGGGGAGGGGCTGGGGCAGGTTGCTTGCCCTTCCCCACTTTCCGCCCCTGTCACCGATCCTTCGGATCAAGCCCTTCTTGCACGCCCAGCAGTTGATTCAGCCGCGACTTGATGTCGTCCTTGGTCATCTGGTCGATGTTCGCATTGATGTTGAGGTTCTGGCTTCTGTGGATCGTCAAGCCTGCGAGCTGGTTCAGCTCTTTGATCGCGCTTACTGCTGCGTTGTACGCGCCGTTCTCGAAGCTGGTCTCTGCGATCTTCCATAGCATCCCGCCCGTCTTCTCAGGCGTGATCGCATACTTCTCTCGCATCTCGTCTTGCGCGACTCTCACCGCTCGCGTCACGTTTGGGAATTCTTTGCCGTTGAGCATCTTGCTCGCCGCGGCTGCAGGAAAGCTGAAGCCGGCCTTTCTCGCCGCCTCTGTCTGCCCACACGCGCCTTCGGTGTAGAAGTAAACGAAGGCGCTCTGCATTTCTGTGATGCCGAATTCTTCGTTCGGCTCGAACTGGCTGGGTACTTCCGTCAGTTGTGGTCGATTCTTCCTTGGTCGTCCGCGCTTTGGTTTTGTGATTGCTTTTTCAACCATCCGCTCACCTTGAGTTGTTTGAACAATATCTGGGCTTCCTCGTCGTCAAGTTTACGCTGTCCCCAGACTTCGCGCTCGCTCTCATTCGCATACCGCCATTGAGTGAAATTAAAGAACTCCGTTTGACCGTAATCATACTGAAACATGCTCTCCTCCTGCATGGGGTGGGGTGGGGTGCCTTTTTAAGCCTTCTAACTCTAGGGTGTAGCAATACAGCCCTTTTAGGGGCAAATCAAGGGGTCTATACCCATATATACATATATATAATAAAGATTAATATTACTATACCCCACCCCCCCCACCGCGGAGAGGTAGCTGTGACGGGGGTTTCAGAGTTTCGCCTCGGGGGTATAGGGGGTACAGTGCTATACCCCCGTCAGAAATCGGGGGTATAGTGGGGTGAGGTGGGGGTACTAACCGGCTCGTACTGAATGTCGTAAATTTTCTTCCCGTGGCTCTTTCTTGGCTTAATCCCACGCTCCTGCAGGATGCGACTTGCCTCCTTGTAATCGGCCATCCTTGGCGCTTTGACCCCCAGATCCATGAGCAGTTTGGCCATTTGCACCGGCTTGGTGTTTACGCCCTCGAAGTCTACTTGCTGCAGCAGCAGGTCTTCGACTGCGCTTTGGGTGCGCGACATCTCGTTACTGATCTGTAACCGTTCCCGCTCTTCGCTGGTGAGAAACCACGTTTGTTCGCCTCGATAGACCTCTTGCAGCACCTCAGCCCACAACTGTTGCATATCGATACCGTGCTGAAAGTTGATGTTGTTCACATGCACGATCCAGAATCGGCGGTTCCCTGTGGGGTCCACCAGTATTTCGCGCTCGTTTACAGAGCCGTAGAAGGCTGTGCGCCGCTGGTAGCGTGAGAAGGTGCGCCCGTAGGGTAGACGTAGTTCGTCCTTAGATTTGGTGAGGAAGGCTTTGAGCTGGTCGATGTCGGCCTTTTTGAACGTGCTGCCTAGTTCCCCCAGCTCCACAATCCAGTGGCTGACACAATGCTTTACGCTGTCCTTGTCGCTGGGGTTGAGTGTTGCGCCCTCGAGCAGCCAGTCTTTGTTGGGTGCGAGAGACTTCATCCACTGGGTCTTTCCCAAGGCTTGGCGACCGATGAAAATGAGAACGCCCTCTAGGTTTGCGCCTTCGGGCAGGCAGGCGACCGCTGCACACCCTGCCAGCCATTTGCGCATGAGCATCTCTTTCAGTGCGTTGTCTTCAGCGTCTATCGTGTCGAGTAACGCCTGTATGCGCGGTGTACCGTCCCAGACGTAGCTCTCGATCCAGTCCTTGACGGGGTTGTGCTCCTTTGCCAGCAGCGGCAGATTGGTGCGCATACGGTCGTGGGGGACCATGTCGAGTATGCAGCGGTTCTCGATCTCAGCGAGCACGGCGTCTTCTTGTAAGTCATTGATGAACGACATCTCTGGGATATCGATCTCCATCTCTTTTTTGATGACGTTGTAGCACACGCCGATTTGGTTCTTCTGCAGCACGACCTCGTAATTTTCTTTGGTCTGCATGACTCGACCTGAGCTGTTGCGTGTGTAGTCCACGCTGACTGCTTGCTCCCGAAAGTCTTTGTCTACGACCTCACCCTTGATCGCTACGTCGTTGAAGTCTTCGCCCGTCTCGCCCGGTATGATCACCTCCGCGTCGCCACCCCGCAGCTTGACCTCGTTTGCGCCCTTCTCTGCAGCTTTCTGCCCCGTCTCGTTCTCGTCGTTGTCTGCGATAAAAACGTGTGTGGCCGTGGGATACCACTCTGCGAACAGCTTCGGCACCTCGATCATCCCGTTCGCATCGCCGGTGATGACGATCGGCTCTTCTTTGTTGTGGTGCTCATACCAGCTCGCACCTGTCGCGTAGCCTTCGACGTAGTTGATGCGCGTCGGGTCTTTGAGCAGGTTTGCACCAATGAGCGCGTAGGTGCCTTTGCGTTTAGCGCCTTTGTGCCACCACTTCTGTTCACCAAGTTGTGCGGGGATGTAGGAGAGCGTGACGATTTGTTTCGTTTCGTCGCGATAGGGCAGGATCAGATAGCCCTCGAAGTCTGGGCCTGTGGATAACTTCAGCCCAAGGTTTGGCACTTGCTTGCGTGTCAGGTACGGGTGCTCGTCTACGTCTGCGGCGTTCGCCCATATCTGCCGGCACTCTTTCGCTTTTTCTTTGTGCTGCTCAACAAGCATTGCCAGATAGTCTGCGCGCGCTTGTTCGATGAGTTCACGTTCGCGTTGTCGCTCTTCTTCGGTGATCTCTTCTCGCCCGTCAGGTGACCATCGAGCGATGGGTGCATCACCCGCGCGCCAATCGAAACAAAGGCCCAAGGGGCTTTCTTGATGCAGAAATAGTAGATACCAGCCTTTGTCTTTGCGCGCCCGACCGCCGTAAGCACTCCAAGCTTTGCCGCGACCGTGCTCGATAAGCCCTTCTTTCGGGTCGAACTCCATCTGGTGTTCAGCGAGAAAGTCGATAAAACTTTCGCGCAAGTTACCCGACAGCGGTCGAGACATATCTTTGCTCGTCCCGCGACTTATCTTTTTTAAGCTCATCAACTTTTCCCGCTTGCGAAAATGTAAAGGTTTGTAATATAGTCCAATTCGTTACAAACGAGCAATAGGAAAAAGACGATGGCGATTCTCGCAAGCGATAGTGGTGGCAGCGATTACGAGTATGTACCTGTGCCAGAAGGTATGCACGATGCAATTTGTTACAAACTTGTAGATGCAGGTACAAACTGGAACGAATACCAAGGCGCAAAGGAAAAGCAGCATTCGGTGTTCATATGGTGGGAGTTGCCTAAGACGCGCACTGAGGACGACCGTCCGATGTCTGTGTTCAAGGAGTACCGGCTGAGTCTGCATGAACAAGCAGCCCTGCGGAGGGATCTGCAAGCTTGGCGGAACAATCAGTTCACGCCGTCAGAACTAGAAAGCTTTGATTTGACTGCGATAATAGGTGTGTCTTGCAAGATAAGCGTAGGGCGCACCGCTGGCGGTAGGGATAAGGTAACAGGCGTCTATTGTGCGGACGGCGGACCAAAAAAGGTTCAGACCGAAAACGAGCAGACGATCTTCGACCTCGAGGATTACATCGATGAGTTCACAGGCAAGTCGAGCGAGAAAAGCAAAAAGGCGTGTGACATCTTCGAGGATTTGCCCCCGTTTGTTAGATGGAAAATTGCAGGGTGCGACGAGCCGAATAAAGAACAGGTTGAGCCATGCTTTGAGATGCAGGCGGCAATGACCAAAGCGGCATCGCAACCTGCGGCTCAAGCACCAGCGGCTAAAGTGATCGAAGAGGACTTTGAAGAGGATGTGCCTTTCTAATGGCTAAAAGAGGTAGACCGCGTAAGAACCCAGACATGGTCAACAGCCCTGCACACTACTCTTCGGGTGATGTTGAGTGCATCGATGCCATGGTAAGTGCGTTTGGCAAGAAGCGGGTTCAGGAGTACGCTGAGATTGCAGCGTTCAAATATATTTGGAGACAGGGGAAAAAGGGTGATGCTAACGAAGATAAAAACAAGGCTATTTGGTATCTCAGGTTCTCGCGAGGCGATGATCCTCGAAAAAATAAATCGTGATGATGGAATAGCTTTCATGAGCATTCCAAAATTCACGAGCTGGGCGATGATTGCAGTCTTCGTGTTTGGCTTCCTTGCTGGAATTGTCGCCGGTTCGTGATTAGTCAGGGTCTTCATCACGCCCTCCAACGCGTTCCCGTCCGCGTG